TTTTAAATTTATTTTCTACCACATTAAAACGTGGTCTAACAGTTTGTAAGTTTCATTAAAACGAAAACTTACATTTGTGTTATGTACAATATAGGCTTAGTTTAGTTCTTTTAATTAAGTTTAGTACTTAACCAAAAAAAAGAAAAAGCCCACGCTCCTTTGTTTTTATTAAAACAATTTGGTTTGAGATTTGTAAACATCAAAAGCGTTTAATCCATCTTTGAAATATTTACTATCTATTTCTATAATGTCAAGGTCAAAACCTTCTGAATCACACGCTATTGCATTTGTGTGGCTACCTCCGTGAGTGTCTATTATTCTATCTCCTTCTTTTGCGTAAATTTGTAATATCCATCTATACAAATCAACAGGTTTTTGTGCTTGGTGTATCTTTCCTCCTTGTGCTTTTCTAATTGCATTTTCCTTGTGTATTCCATATCTAAAGACTTGGGCTGGTTTTTTCAATCCCATACTTACCCAAGCATATTCAGCACTTGCAAAATTTGGCATATATTGCTGTTTATCCCAAACGCAAAAGTATTCTGATGGTGGTAATTCAAAATTGTTTGCTCCCCAAATTATTTGATTTTTAGATATTCTAAACAGTTCGTCAAAATATTCTTTTGTTGGTTTTTCATTATTCCAATTTTGCCCATCTTCACTTTTAAAACTTCCTCTTTTTGCATATACTCCAGTAGTTTCTTTAGATGCTTTTTTAAACCTCTCTAATCCATAAGGAGGGTCAACTATTGCTAAGTCGTAATAATTATCGGGTTTAGTTTTCATAAACTCTATATTATCACAATTAAAAAAATTAATCCCTCCCCTTTTTTCTTTTTTTACTTCTGTCATTTTTATTAAGTTTTGTGCTTTAAGTCGCCTATACAGTACATAACACTGTATAAAAAACATTAAAACGATTTTTTATACTATACGTTAGGTGTAATATTCACTAAGGTCAATGCTATTATCAACTTCATTGCCAAAAACCGCCCAGCCTTTTCGCTCACGTCTTGCAAACATTTCTAGTCGGGGTTCTTCGCTTACCGTTTCAATTAAGTCTTGGAAAAATTCAGGTTTTTTACTGTGTGCTTTCCACGCTCTTGATACTTCCCACCAAGTACTATCTACTCTTGTAACCTTTGGCATTTTTCCTTTTCGTGCAAGTATTAAAAATTCAGTTGTAGGGCAGTAAACCCCTCCTTGTCCTGTACCCATAGGTTTCTTGCACCAAGTCAATGTTTGGCAGTATTTTAAATCCCACGCTTTTAATACGGCAAAAGTATCGGGTAAATATTTTTGTGTAGTCCATACATAAACCTCGCAATTATCATTAGCCATATTATTAATAGGTAACTCTTTTATTTGCTGTATAGTCATCCAATCATAAGGCAAATCACTTTCTTTGGGTACGTGACCTTTATAATTTGGCTTACTCGCTTTGCCCCATTTGCCGTATTTCCAAGGCGGGTCTATTACTATCGTTTTATATTTCATATTTCGTTCTTTTAATCCGTTCATACTACACCTAACAATGTATATAAGCCATACAAGCACAGGCTCATATACTTAACGTTAATTTAACTGGTCTTTAATATATTGGATATACTTCTCTGTGTACTTTTGGTAGAACTCTGCAAACTGTTCTTTAGTTGGCTCTTTGCTCATCTTCTGTTTACAGTATAAATACAATACATTTCTTAGTCTTTCGCTCTGAGTCTTTCCATTTGGTTTGTCAAGTACAACTTTGTCTATTTGGTTTATTTCATCTGTAGAAAGTCCTTCGCTATCTTTAAAGTATAGTATTCCGTTACTGTCTAGTAGCTTATCTACTTCCATTAGTTCTGTACTGGACTGCTCCATAGTTGTAATAAATGAAATTTTTAAGCTCTTGTCTTTTCGTCTAGTTACACCATCTAGTGTACATTGTTTAAGTAGTTTCATGTCGTTTTGTTTTTATGTAGTTCTATGTATTCAGTTATGTTGTTTGTTCTTTGGTCTGCTAAATTAGCTCTAGTCCTTAGTTTACTGTTTTCTACAGACAGTTTGTATATCTGAGAATCTTTGTTTTTTAATTCTTTGCTGTACATTATACTCAAGTCATACAACTTGTTAATCTGTTCTAAGGCATTTTTAAGCGTGTTTAAGGTACTTTTAGCATCTTCCGATAGGGTAAGACCTTTTAAAGCTTCTTCTTTGCTTAGAGGCTGTTTATATGCTCCGTTCTTTTCTAGCACCCTTTCAATAAGAATGTTTAATTCTAGTTTTGTAGTTAGCTGTTCTAGTGTCATATTTTAAATTCTTCTTCTTCCATGTAACCATTTAACCAATCTTCGTCTTTTGTTGGCTTTGGTTCTATGGTATGGTTTATATCAAATGCTTTATTTGGTTTTAATTCCGTTTGTTTAGGTTCTACTACTGGCATATCGCTCAATGGGTTTTTAGCATTAGGCGGTAATATACTATAATCTTTTTGACGAATGTAACAATTAAAACTTAAACCTCCTTTATCCATATGAAATATTACAGGCGATTCCATAAAGGTAGGAGTTCCTCCTGTTTCTACTTCTTTAATTTTGCGTACGTGTACTTCTGTTTTCATCCACTCGCTCTCATGCTGAGTCAAACGATGTACTACAATAAAATCGTCTGCTCTATTTACCCACTTACCGCCTCCTTCAATATCGGAAGCCATTAAAGGGATAGGATGCCCATAAAAGTCGTGTCCTTTTGTAAATGTCTTTCTTAGTGCTTCTGTATTGCCATGAGCCAAAAGGTAAATAGACTTGTTATTTTGTTTGCAGAACATTCTAAACTCACTAGCTACTGCATAATCTCTTTCGTGGCTATTGCCTTTTATATCTTCGCAGGTTGCTAAACTATTGTAAGGGTCTATAACCAAAGCATCAAAGTACTCGCAATCTTCTAAAGCTGCTTTAAACACATCGCGAAAGTTCATAAACCTTTTATTAATTCTATAGAACTGTTCAAAGTCTATAAATTTAAAGTGTTCGCCTACCCAGTTAAAGTGGTATTCGTATTGCTGCTCGTCAAGTTCTTTAAGTTGTTTACCTGCATGGAGTTGTATTAAATCTCTTTTTATTCCTCCTGTGCTATTCTCAGCACTAAAGATTAAAAACTTTTTAGAGTGCTTTACAGCTAGGCAAAGGTAATAATAGAGTATAAATTTAGTCTTTCCTACGTTCGCATGACCTGCCATAACATTAAAAGTTCCTTGTTTGTACCTTAGATGAGAATCCAGAGGAGCTCCTATTTCTAAACCTAGTTTAAAACTTCCATCCCTAATAGAATCTAAATACTGTTTCCCTGAGTTGTTTTCTAATATCATGTTCCTAGGTAGTCTTTAGGGTGAATAACTATTTTTTCTTTTTGCTTTTTAGGAAATTCCTTTAACCAATTTTTTGCAGTTAAATAAAGAGACTTATAGTTTTTATTGTTTTTATAATTCTCTATCGAATCTAATACACCATCTATTTGCTGTTTGGTATATTCCTTATCTAACTTCCTTACCTCAGATACATAAATAGTTAAATGGTCAAACGACCTATATACTATTTCTTTTCTTTTCTCTTTCTCTTTCTTTTGCTTGGCTATAGGCTTAGGGATAGGCTTAACTATAGGCTTAGATGTAGGCTTGTTTTTTCCTCCTTTTCTACCTCCTCTAACTAAGTTTAGTCTAGGTTCGCAGCTTGGAATAAATAATTTCCAGCGAGTATCTTCTAAAGAGTTATCGGGTATTTCAATTAAAGATAAATCTTTTAAAGTTTCTAATATCTCCCATAAATCATCATAAGATATATCCCACTTCCTGCACCATACAGAACTCTTTACAATAGTCTTATTATCATTTAGCATAGCCATATCTATTAGCTCTCTGTATAGTCCTCTTTGCTGTAGAGTTAATTCAAATACAGCCTCTGAGTTATTCCAGTCTTTTGGATACCATGTATAACCTAATTTTCCCATAATATTTTTCACAAAAAAACCCTTTAACAGCTTTCGAGGGTACAACTCTACTCACCATTAAAGGGTTCAATTTATTAATATATTATTGTAGACCTTTTGTACCTGCCTACTATATCTATTGTAATTATTTTTTTAACTTGTACAAATATAAGCTATTTTATTTTATATCCGTTGCTTAAAAATAATTGTATTACCTTTCTAAAAGGGTAAATCGCTTTCCTCCTCAGCTTGTACAGGCGCTTTCTCTGTAGTCTGAGAATCGTCCTTTGTACATCTCCAAGACTGCAACGTTGTGAAATACTTTCCTTGCCATTCATTTGTGCTTACATTAAATTTTACGCTTACTTTATCGCCTACAGTATTATACTTTCTAAACTGCTCTACTTTGTCCTGAGAGAATACCTCAAAAGCATATAGGTTATTGTAAGTTTTTTCTGTGGTTACTAAGTAGATTAGCTTCTGCCATGGAGCGCCATCCTTTCCAGTTTTTGTTTCTGTTTCGCCTATCTTAGTGATAGTTCCTTTTACTTCTAAATCCATAATTTAATTTTTAATTGTTATTTATATTACTGGCAGTTCATCCATTGCCTTATCTACTTTGCCTTGTTCAATATTCTCATTAAATATATTCAAGTCTGTTCTATCATTTTGAAATATAAAATGGTTGCATAATGCTTCATACATACAATCCCTAAACATAGGGTCTTCTAGTGCGCAAAATATAGCCTCAGATAGTTGCTCATGTGTTGCACTAATTATAAGCGCAGAGCTGTCATCTTCTAAAAGACCTGAAGACCTTAAATACATTACAGATGTATCTGCATTTAATTTTACACCGCTTTTAAATAGGTTAGATATATCTAAGTCTAAGTCTATTAATTCTTGTTTTCTTTTCTCTGTTAATTCCATAGTTTATTAATTTTTAATTGTTTACAAATATACTAAAATTTTCTTAACTGTTTATGTTTAAAGTGCCTAGATAATATCTTTTCTACATTGCTTAATTCATCCCACTTGTAAGTAGGAAGCTCAGAACCATAACGCATTTCATTACCTGCATACGGTTGTTTAGATTCTGTAAACATTACCCCTTTATAGTTTTTCATATTGAAAAGCATCTCACCTACGTATCTATTTCTGTAATACTTAACGCTGCCTAGATTCAATCCGTATGCTTTCGATACTTCGTTAACTGTAAAGCCATCATTGAACTTCTTATAACATAAATCTTTGATAGTTACTTTCTTTTCTTTTGGCTTGTTGCTTTCTTTTACTATTTTATCCATTACTCCAAAGGTATGTTTGTTTATATTCTCTATTTTCTATAAGTACTAGCGTTCTATTAAAGTGGTTTTCTAACCAAACTCCATGCTTATTATACCAGTCGATTGCTTTCTGTTCTGTCATAAACCCTCCACTATAGTTTTCTAATACATTATCTTTGTTATAAACCTTATACTCAAATGGTTTAAAGTTTCTTACTATTATATCCTTTCTCATTAGCTTAGTATTAGTTGCTTGTTTAAAATAGAATCTCTGTACTCAATATAGAACTTTCCGCATTCGATTACTCGCTCCATTATCTCCCTCTCCTTTTCTACGTCCCTTTCAAATGATATTGTAGTAACTCTTAAAAAGGGGTCGTGTTTATCTACTTTGTGTATATCCCAATTATCCCATTCTTTTAGTAAGTAGTCAGGAGTTGAAACCATGCAGTAAGCGAGTTCTGCTTTAGGCTTATTATAAAGCCACATATAAGCTCTAAGTTGCCATTCATAATCTTTGTTATTTACATCTTCAGGAGATGCAGGAAATGTCTCCAAACTCCATGAGCTTTTAATATCTATTATTTTGTCCTCTGCATTAATGTCGCACTCGCCAGTTATAAACTCGTTAGAGAGACGTTCTGTGTTCTTTAGGTATA